TCATGTCCTTCTTTGCTCCTGTTATAGATATTTATATATTTCTTTGATTTGTTACTATCTATTACAAGGACGCGAAGCCTTTTGAAAGTCCCTGATTTATTGACTTTTTTGGAAGTCTGCTGTATAATTTTTTATAGATGTGCAGACCTTAAAAAGTCACAATCTGGATCGCCTTCGGAAGCCGCCAAGCTAGTCCGAAGGCTTTCTTTTTTTGTCCTTCAAGATGCTTTCGCTGCCTTTGTCTTAATCTCCGACAGCTGCACCCTGATACCATCATTCCTGTTCGACAGGATCATTGCTATTGCTTCAAATATTCTTCTTGCGTCTGGTGTGTTCATGCGTTTTCCTCCTTGTATCTGTTTTCCCAGAACGGACAGTCTTCTGTTTCTCCGAATCTGTCCGCTTCTTCCTCTGTCATTTCTTCTGCTTTGTCACAACCTCCGAACATTGTTGCTGTTGTGCTTCCGTATGGTACAGAATCCCAGCAAGCGTTCTTGCAGTCATAACATGTCTTTGTCGGTCGGCTCATGTTCTTCTCCTTTCTTGTGTTCTTCTTTTTCAGCCTGTCTAGTGGCACGATCGGGCAGTTTCCCATGACCTTTGTGTCGCATGTTCTTTCAGGTGTTGGGATCACTTTGCCTGTCAGGAAGCACATGCCGTCATATTGCATTTCTAAATCAGTCAGCCAGAATGGACATTTTGTGCATGTGTCGGGCATGTGTTCCGCAGCTACCATGAAGCCGTGTTCTTTGAATCCTGCTATCATTTCGCTTTCTCCTGTGCTATTTCATTGTTCTTTTCTTTCACATTCCTGCGCCCCTGAATATAACAACCATTGAAGGGAATGGGGCTGCTTGTTTACTGTTCCCGAACTTCAAACGCCCCTTCACGAATCTGATTTCTGATCGATGCTGAATGAAGTCGTGAAAATATCTTGTGTCTGTTCTCGCTGGTATCAGCATAACAACAATCGTGTTGTCTTTCGTTCCTTCTCTGTACGCCTTTTCAACCCAGTCTGTAATTGCTCTACCATACGGAGGATTGCAAAACACGCGATACCCCCCCCAGTCCTTTGAAAGACCATTGTCTTCCTTCGTGAAATACTTTTCACACTTGTGATTCTGTTCGTCAGCGCAAGGATCAAGGTTGAAATGAAATTCCTGATCAAGTTCTTTGAAGAAGTCGTCAGGTGTCGCCCACTGATCCGTCTTGCTGCTGTACATGACATCTATGTTCGCCATTGTGTTTCCTCCTATGCTGTTTCGTTCAATATAATTTTTCTGAAGATGCTTTCAAATATTGGAACTGCGATGCTGTTTCCTGCCTGCTTGTATAATGCTGTGTAGTATCGCCCAGCCCTTTTATGTACTGCTTTCGCTCTCTCGAAGTCTTCGTCTGTGTACCCTTGTAGCCGCCAGCATTCCAGTTCGGTCAAATATCTGAATCGACCGCCACCGCAATCAATGACTTGCGCTGGTGTTCTGTCCTGCCTTGTCGTGATTGTGAATGCGTAGTCTTTTATAACTGTTGCCCTTTTGATTCCTGTCTGTCCGATCACGTTTCTGACAGAAGGCTGTGTCACATCGTACACTTCAGGCACGCTGTCGTTGTCTTCAAGAAAGTCCCTGATGTCCTGCATTGGTGTTCTGATCAGGTCATCGAAGTTGAACTTTTCGCCTTTCAGACAGCTTATTGTGAAAACTCTTTCCCTTGCCTGCGGAAGTCCAAATTCTCGCGCATCCAGCACTTCATAATTGTTTGTATATCCCATCTGTTCAAGTTCTTTCTGATACCTGACAAAGTTCGCGATCATGTGCTTGCTTTTCACATTCTTCACGTTTTCCCAGATGATATATTGTGGCTTCCATTGCCCCATCTGTTCAATAATGTGAATTGTTTCCCACATCAAAGATGATCTTGTTTCGCTGCCTTCGTCTGCTCCGCGCTGATGTCCAGCGATGCTGAAGTCCTGACAAGGGCTTCCGTGAATCAGAATGTCTGGCTTTAAGTTCCAGCCGACAACCGATTGTGTTTTATATGGCAATTCTTCAGAAAACATATTGTTGTATGATCTGACTGCTTTTTCATCTATTTCAACATAATCAATCGCCTTTGTCGGTATTCCCAGATTGCGCAAGGCACATCGTGGGCTTCCTATTCCTCCAAACAGTTCCAGTATTTGCACTGGTTTTTCTTCTGTTACTATCATCTTTTACCCCTCAATTCTCTGCGTCATGCTCTTGTCTTTCATTGCTGACATAGCCATCTGCATCCGCATCGCATCTTCGTCAGACATTTCAACATCGTCTTGTGGTCTTATTATCATTTCTTCTTTGGTTGGGAAAATCTTGTGTTTCTGTACGAAGCACTTGAAGAAGAAGTCGTGTTCTTCTTTCCATGTTTCACAGTAAAATTCATATTCAATCCCGATCTGAATTGCCTGTGCTTTTGTACACTGTACGCCCTGAATGGTTTTCTTTCCTTTTCCTGATCTGTAGTGATACATCTGATTCAATCCGTCTTTTCCTAGCACTTTGTATATTGTCTGTTTCAGCAAGCGCAATTCAAAGTCGTTGTGATATTTCCATTCATGGTCTTCCAGCTTGTCATCTGACAGATCGCTTTCTTCAATGTCGTATTTTTTCATAAGCTGCTGCAATTTCTTCTGTGCGCCTTCTTTTTCGCCGCCCACTCCACGTTCCGCAAGTCTTTGCAGCTTCTTTATCAGTTCAATTTTCTTTTCATCAATCATCGTTCATTCTCCTTCACATACTGCTTTCGCAAAGTCCAAAATAATTTTTTAACATTCCCCCTTCTGGTCTTGATTTTTCATTGTGTCGTTTGTTTTCACATTAAAAACATCCCTAAAACCTGTTGACCATCTGTGCATAGTTCTGGCAGTACACACACGCCGCTATTTTTTCACAATGTTCTGATGCTGGCTGTTAGCTTGCCATCGTCAGGATGAATGAAGCCATCATTCATCGACAGCGCGTGTCGCGCTGTTTCGGCTTTACAGTCAATCTTCCTTCGTTGAATATCTTGACATTTTCACAATCTTTGCTGTCGGTATGTCATCCATGTACATATACGCTTTGCAACCGAAGAAGGCTTCGTTGTGATCGTGTGCTTCCACAATCTTCCTTTCTTCCAGTTCGACTTCAAAGATCGTTCCTGTTTCATGTCCGCGGATCGCAACAAATCGCGCTGCTTCAAGTGGCTGTTTGCAGATATACACGCCGCCGTCCATTCCTTTTCGGATCACTCCGTCCTGCATGATCTTTTTTGCATTTTCATGTGTTGTTGCGTGGAAGTATCTGCTGCGCTTTCCTTTTTCCCATAAGTCATATTTGCTCATAATCTCCATGTACTTCATATCAATCTTTGACTGATCCTGTGCGCACTCGATCAGGTGCTTTCTTTCCGTTTCATCCGTAACCTTTGCCAGTTCTTCTTCTGTGAATAAATTCTGCTTTTCCATACTGCTGCACCGTCCTTCTTAATATCTGCTTGATGCATACCAGAACACACTTCGCATCGTACTTTTCAGGTCGAGTGTGTCTTCCAGTTCATATGTGATGTCGTTGTCCCATTCGTCATATACGCTGAATACTTCTTCAGCTTCGTCATATTCAATCCTGAAGCCTTCCTGTTTTTCGTCTTCCAGATATTCCCACCACAGCAACAAGCTATGCTGTTTTATCTCTCTTGCTTCCCACTGCCAGTTCTTGTCTTCCTTGCTGATCTCGCTGGCTACTTCTTCAATAAACTGAATGTTGTCTGTCTTTGTAAAATCAATCTTTCCTTTTGTGTTCATGTTGTACTTTCCTTTCATTTACTCCCCGACATTTCTGTCGGGGACATCCTATGCCCTTTTAGGCTGTTTTCACTGGTCTGTTTTCTCCTGCCGCCCACATCATCATCCCTTTGATGACCATTCTGTCGCTGTCAGACATCTGCTTCAGCAGCATAATAAATTCGCTGACATCTTCGGTCTGGCTGTTCAGGTTCTTTTTTTCGTTTGTAACTGCTGCCATGTTATTTCCTCCCTTCGTTCTGTGATGTTTATATGATCCCTTTGGTTCTTGCAAGGTTCATCGCGTTTTCAAAGTCTTTCAATGCGTGCATCTGAATGATGATGTCGTCCCATTCCTTCTGATATGCTTCATCCTGTTCCTTCGTCCAGTTCCAGCAACCAGCCTGTCTGTCGCAGTAGTAGTTGTATTTCTGTCTTTCGTGAAGTTCTACTGACTTTCTTTTGTCGGTCACATACTGAAGCAGCTTGTCGAAGTTGTTCTTGATCTCCGCTTCCTGATCCTTAATGCTGATCCTGATTGTTTCTGCTCCCATATTCAGTTCAAGTGCTGTGTTCAGGTCTGATATGTGGAAGCCTGTGTATTTATCATCTGTTGATGTTGTGTTGAATACTGGATAACCAGCGCGAAGGCTGTCGCGTTCATCTTTCATGTAATCTGTCGGAAAAAGTTTGTCTGCAAGCTGCCATGCTCTTTTCCTTGTTGATACTGTTGCGTTCATCTTGTCTGCTCCCTTCTGGTTTTTAATGTAAGAAACAGAAGTGCTGTGTCATCTCGCGCGATTGATTCTTCCGCTTAACATCTTCTTGTTTAAGGAGTAAAGTGTTGATCGGCTCAACCTGTTCATTTTCTTCCAGTAGTATGAACACTTTGCTTTCTTGTCCTGATGTTCCTGCTTTCTTCAACTACTTTGACGGATCATGTTTATTCTGCACACGCTCTGTCTGTTATCGTACAGCCTGACCGCCATGTCACTTGCGTGCCGCCCTCTCGCTTCATCCGTTCTTCCTGCTTGCTTTTGTATCTTACAGACACATAATAGCATCTTCAAGACACTCTGTCAACTATTATTTGTGTCTTAATTCAACTTTTTATTGACCTTTGCATTCTGACGTGCTATTCTACAATCAGAAAACAACTATCAAGAAAGGTGGAATGAATATGACACAAGGCGAACGTGTTAATCAGATTCGCAAAACACTAGACTTGACGCTTGAAAAATTCGGGGAAAAGTTAGGTGTTCAAAAATCTTCTATTTCTAAAATAGAAAAGGATCGCGTTGCATTAAGTGATCAGATGGCGAAGTCAATCTGTCGCGAATACAATGTGAATTATGATTATTTAATGTATGGCGAAGGGGAAATGTTTGACGATCTTCCGCAGACAATCGTTGATGAATTGTGCGCACAGTATGATTTGAACGATTTTGACAAGGCACTTGTTGAAATGTATGTGTCTTTACCAGCCGGAAGCCGTGAGCGAATCAAAGAATATATGAAGCAGCTAGTCAAGAAGGTTGGTTGGGATAAAACTGAATAAAGGAAGTGATCTATTGAACATTATTTGTCTTGATACAGAAACAACAGGACTGAATCACTATGACGATGAAATTCTTCAGCTTTCTATCATTGACGGCTCTGGTGCAATCCTTTTCAGCGAATATGTGAAGCCTGTTCGTCACGAACGCTGGACTGATGCTGAAAAAGTAAACCACATAAGTCCTTCAATGGTAAAAGACTGCAAGCCGCTTTTATATTATGCGCATACTATTCAACGCATTTTAGAAAATGCAGACATGATTGTCGGTTATAACATTCACGGCTTCGATTTGCCTTTTATATTTAATTCTGGCATTGAATATCATGCAAAAGAAAATTCTATTGTCGTTGATGTAATGCTTGCATTTGCTGAAATTTATGGACAAAAGCGTTACAACGAATATAGATGGCAAAAGCTGAAGACATGCGCAGAATATTATTCATATAGCGAAGACAGCTGGCACAATGCTCTTGATGATGCAAAAGCAACGCTATTCTGCTTTTATAAAATCTTCGGCGATGTTCCTGAAGTTCCTGTGTATGCAACTGGCGTTTATCGTTCGGTTGATAATATTATTAAGCATGAAGATCAAAAGCCTGTCGAAGTTGTTCCAGTTCCTAAAAGTGGAAATATTCTGATCGGCTTCGGTATTTTTATGCTGTTAGGTTTCTTCGTTGCTTTCAACCCTGTGTGTGTTGTGATTGCTGCGCCACTTTTATATTTTGGTTTCAAGCATCATAGAGCATATAAAGAATTTAAGCAAAACAAAAGGAAGCAGTGACCTGACCAGTCCTACTTCCTTTTACTTTATCCGTGTATGTATACATACTTTATGTATTTATATATGCGCTTCAGCTGTGCATCCGACAACTTATTCAGAAGCGTGTTGATTCTCTTTCGGATCATCGGCTTCCCTCCCTTCTCTTGTCGGGATTGTATCATGGAAATTATTGGAATGAAAGACCGCTTCCAGTTATTTCCATATATCAGGAAATAAGCGTCAGAAGCATTGTCGGCGCACAGTTTATCATTTATAGTCAGAATCAAACAGATCAGTGATCTTGACATCAAGCGCAGCTGCTATCGTTTCAAGCTGGCGCAGTGTTGGCGATGTGATGCCGTTTTCAATCGTGTTCAGCGTTGACTTGCTGATTCCTGTCAGGGCTTCCAGCTGCTTCAAAGTCAAGTGTCTGTCTGTTCGTGCCTGCCACGTTAGGATTTCCATTGCGTCATCCTCCTAGTTTTGATTATGTACACGCTTCAGGCACTCTATACAAATAAAAAAGGAAGCCGTGACCAGCGACTTCCCTTGCGAAACATTGAAACAAAATATATCGCGGAAGACCGCCCACGATGATATTATGTCCTTTTACATTCTATCATATCAAGCCTTCTTTCGCTACCAGAAAGAAGGTTTTTATATGTCTTTTTTACTCCAAACCCACAACTTTTCGGGCTTCGTGTAGTTAAATATATCAGATGCAGCCACGATGATCAGGTGCTTCACGGCGATACGCTTGAAGCACAAGATCTGATTCTTGAAGATTTCATCAAAGTGAATCGGATGATACTTGTTGACACATTCATTGATGAAGCCCTGACCGCAAGAAAGAAGTTCAATAAGCGAAAAGAGTTTGTCAGGCTTCTGGATGGTGTGAAGGCTCATGCTTTCGACCTGATCATATTTACCAAACTTGACCGATGGTTCAGGAATATCGGCGATTATCATAAAATTCAGGAAATACTTGAAGCTAATGGCGTACAGTGGAAGGCTGTCACAGAAAACTATGATACTACAACAACGAACGGAAGACTGCACATCAACATCCGTCTGTCTGTTGCACAGGATGAATGTGATCGTGATTCCGACCGAATCAAAGATGTGTTCGCTTATAAGCTGAAGAATAAAACCTATGTGTCAGGCAGCCTTCCGCGTGGTCTGAAGCTGGATGCAGAAAAGCATGTCATCATTGATCCTGAATGGAACTGCTTTGCACTTGATATGTTTGACCGCTTTGAAGCTACATGCAGCAAGCGCGACACACAGCTTTTTCTTCAGGAAAAGTATAATATTCGTGTCTGCTATGATACAGTTGCGCGATACCTGAAGAATCCGCTTTTCAAAGGTCAGTATCGTGATGATCCTGACTTCTGTCCTGCGACAATCAGTCCTGAACGTTTTGAGCGCATCCAGAAACTTGCAATCAGGAATGTTCGGATCAGGCACACACAGCAATTCTATATTTTTTCAGGTCTTCTGATCTGTTCGTCCTGCAATCATTATATGTGCGGTACTGTCACATACAGAAGGATGGCTGACGGCTCTGAAAAGATGTACAAGAATTATCGTTGCAATTTCAAGGCGCAATCAAAGCTGTGCGATCGCGGCAAAACATATCGTGAAGCTGATCTTGAAGAATACATGCTTGCGCACATCCGTCCTGCTCTGTCTGATTATATCGCGAAGTATGAAGTGACTGCTGCCAGCACAGTTCAGAAGAATCCTGTCACTGAAATTGCAAAGATAGAACGCAAAATGAAGAAGCTGTATGATTTGTTTATGGATGACCTGATCGACAAGGAAGCGTACAGAAGTGAATATGACAAGTTCAAGGCGCAGATCGAAGAACTTCAAAAGTGTTCGACTGCTGCACCTATGCGAAGCCTTGACAGCGTGAAGAAGCTGCTGTCGGAAGATTGGGAAGCCGTATATCATACATTTTCGGATCAGGAAAAGAACACGTTCTGGAAGTCGTTTGTTGAATCGGTGCTGGTGTATGAGGATGGAAGCATGGACATTCGTTTTTTGTAGTCTTTGTCGTACTAACTATGCACCGCCTGTCGGCTCGTCGGCCAGCACGATAGCCGGTTTGGTAATCAGGGCGCGTGCAATCGCCACACGCTGCTGCTGTCCGCC